AGTATTAACACAATGATGATTAAAGCAATATATCTTTTCCTGCCAACTGTGATTATCACCGCTATCTGGATTAGGGCAATCTACAGATGCGAAAAGAATGCAAATGAAAAGGTCAGAGACCTAAGACGCAGGAAAATCAAGGAAAGAACGATGCTTCTGATTGAGCATGACAGGGCAAAAAGGATTTGATATGCGGAATATTTGTGCAGAGTGCAAAAAATGCCCCAAAAACAGGCAAATAATGACAAAATGCTTTGAAATCTGCAGCTATCCCCTTAATATCCTCTACAAAATCGAGAGGGAAAGAAAGGCAAAAGAAAAAAAGGAGGTTAAAAATGGCATTCCATCAGATGAGCATCTTTGATTATCCTAATGAGTCTCAAAAACCAAAAATAATATTTGAGACTTTTAGGGACGATTACTGCAGACATCAAATGGCATGGCTCAAACTGGACGGAAAAGATAAAGATGCTGTTCAAGCCTGCAATTTTAAAAACAAAAAGCTTGCAGAGTCATGGGCTGACTGGCAGAAATGCGAAGAGGCAAATTGTCCGTTCTTTAGGGATATGTGAGGTTAGAAATGAAAATTGATTTAGGTTTTATCAAATCGGAGCTTGAAAGGTTTGCCGATGAACTGCCTTTGGCGGTGCAGATTGGCGGCGATTATATAAGGGATTCGGAAATAGCTCAGAGCATGGCTGTTGATATGGTTGTCGATATGTTTGAGAACATAGCAGAGCTGAATGAGGACGAGTTCATTGAGAAAGAATAAGAGGATAAAAAACACATGGAGGGTATGAAGAAGTCAGATAGAAAGAAATACGAAAAGGCGTGGGAAGGTTACAACAAACAGGCAGGCGAATTTGCAAAATCACTTGATAGGGTATTAAATCTCCCAGACAACGAATTGAGACTTGATGAAGTTAATCAACTAACGGCATGTGTGGAGAAGGTGACTAAGAAAATCAATAATATTTGCGATTGCCATCACATTAAGGAGTAAAAATGACAAGAGTTGAAGAAAATAAAATGGTTATTAGTGAAATGGTTAAAAGAATGGAATTAAAGCCAACTGGGACTTATGAAGAAATGGTAGCATTTCAGCTTGGTACAATTGCTACAATGCTTACAGATATATCTAAAAGTCTTGCAATCCTTGCTGACAAGGCAGAAAGTGAGGAAGAATGACTGATACGGAAATAAAGAGAATAAGAGCAATCTGCGAAATTGCTCATGTGAAAGAGATTGATGATGTAAGCGATGGATTTCATACGTTCAGACAACTTTACTATCAGAGAATGATGTTGTTTGCAACAATTGTTAAACAGAACAAAGATAAAGCATGGAAATCTCTTAGGCACGAAGATGGAGAACTTTGTTTTGGTGGTGGATGGTTTGTAGTAGGAATTGATACGCCAGAGGGAAGTTACACATACCATTACGAAGATACTTTCTATTCATTATTCGATTGCATAGAACTGGAACGTGGTAAACACTGGGATGGACATACAGAAAAAGATGTAACAAGACTTTTATCATTAGAGCAAGAGCCTATTCTTGACAAGATAAGAGCCGAGATAAAGCACTTTATGTATAATGTAAATCCAAGTAGTAGTGAAAGCGATTATGCTTGCAATTATATTTTGAATATTATTGATAAGTACAAGGCAGAAAGTGAGGATAAGAAATGAGCAGTGTAAGTAAAAGCGTTGAAATCAACTTAGATGCAGAAGAAAGAGAACTTCTCGAAAAAGCAATAGCAAAGTGTAAAGAGATTGCAAAAGATTGCATTGACGAAGGCTTGTTTATGGACACGGACATGGTTTTTGAATGTTTACTCGGAGACTGGAAATCTAATGGCGGAAAGTTGTCAGCATATATTGATATTGAGGAGTGAGGAAAATGATTATAGTGATAAAAAAGGGAACTAGACGCGTTTGTACGTGCTGTGAATGTGGCTGTAAATTCAGTTATGAAGATGAAGACGTACAGCGTGAGGACACAGACAACTACAAGGCTTTCAGGGAGTTTGTTCAGTGTCCACAGTGCGGTGAAAAAGTGATTTTCAAGCAAACGAGGTGAGGGGTAAGTGATGATATACGACATGGAAGAGATAAAAGCACTTATAGCAGGATATGTGGAAAAACATCCACTTGCAGAAGAAATGGGGGGCGAATATATCATGCAGGATGATGAAGCACAAGTAGATGCACTACAGTTAGTGTGTGATATTTTCGATAATATGGAAAGCTGAGTGAGGCAGAAAGTGAGGAAGTATGAGATATTAAAATTCTTAAAAGGAGTAGATAGATGGGAATGACTGAATACCAAATAGAACGACAAAAGATTTCATTAAAGTCGTGCCCTTTCTGTGGTGGAAAAGCGAGACTTAGAAAACACCAAAAATTAGAACAGACATGGTATGTTCAGTGTAATCAGTGCGGAATACGAACACCAAACTCTGTACAGGCAGCTTACGAGTCTTGGAAAACGACTATGAATTATCCCGTTCAGCTATGGAATAGGAGAATAGAAGATGATGAAGCGTGAACTTATTGATAGAAACTCATTATTTATACCAAGTGATGAAAATGAATATGAAGAATTAGTACAGTTTGCAGATGATGTAATGAATGCTGAAGTAGTCACTGAGCAGGAGATTGTAAAGCCATATCTTGCTAAAATCTTAAATAATATAGTTGATGATGATTATCTTCGGAAGAACATGAGTGGTGAGGTTTGGGAAAGAGTGGAAGATATAGTTAGCAACATTTTATCTGAGGACGGTGATGAAGAATGAAGAATTATAATCCTAATGCATACGGAACGCATAAAATAAAAATAACGCTACAGCAGTGGGAATATGTAGGACATATTTATTTATCTGTACGTGGTAATTGCAAAGGCTTGGATGTACTAGACTTTGATTTTGATTGTGATATAGATGAGGATAGCATACCGGAGAACGACTGCAATTTAGTATGTGAAGGTGACTATTTTAAGGCAGAGTTACATGATTCAGAAGGCAATGTTTTATTAATAGACGGTGATGCTTATGAAATGAATAAATGTATTGTCGGTATTGAAATCACGGATTTTATTGAGGAATGATTAATGAGAGATTACGCAGTAGTAGCAAATATAAAGGCTGAACAAAAGGGTATAATTGACGATGTTTTCGACAAGGGTTATGAGCAGGGATACCATGATGGCAAACTAGATGGCGAAGCTGAAAAGATTGAGAAACTTGAAAAGCAATTTGATGATGAAAAGAAAGCCGAGTACAAGAGAGGTTATGAGCAGGGCAGAATGTCAACGCTTACCATAAAGGACTTTGAAAAAATCAGAAGATCTCAGTACGACAGAGGCTACAAGGACGCTTGCAACGACAAAGACTTAATCACTTGCAAAAAGTCTGATGAAATAAGTGATAAGGCTTATAAGGATGGCTACAACAAAGGCATACATGAAGTGCTAACTATAGATATTTTCGAAGGTATAAAGTTGGCTGAATACAACAAAGGATACGGCGCAGGATACAAAGATGCTTATGAAATAGGCAAGAAAGACGGTCAGAAAGCCGAAAGAATGTTATTTCATGAACCCTTAAAAAAAGACCTTGAAGAAGCTTATCAAAAAGGCTTAAAGCATGGGCAGGAACTTCGGGCGGAAGAAGCAAAGTGCGCCGAGGCTTGCGGCATGAAACGTGCCTGGGAAGTTGCAAGGAAGATAGTTCTTTCAGACGCAATTGGTGGCATACCCTCTGTCGACATTCTTAAAATTTATGGTACGTCTTATTACGGTGTGATGAAAAATATTCCCGTGCAAGAGGCAGTAGCAAAGCTTGATGAGTGGGAAAAGAAGCAGGGACAAGAGCAAGAGCAGAGCAAAAAGCGCTGTGAGAATTGTGACCATTATTGCGGTTATGATAACAAATTCAAATGCGATATAAAAGGTGTGCTATGCATAGAGCGTGATAGGTGGACACCAAAGCAGAAGCAGGTCGAAAAGAGCTGTAAAACTTGTAGTCATACTGAGACTGGTATGCCAAAGAACGATGATGCTCAATGTGAAGAATGTCATTTTGATGGAAGTGGTAATACTTTATGGCAACCAAAAGAAAAGCAGGATGCTCCCGAAATGAATGTCGAGAGCATCGAGGTCGGGGATGAAGTTTATCAACTTGATAAAAACTATACATACATAGTCACCAATACTGATGATAAAATAGCATGTTTCTTTTCAAGAACAGGTCACTGGGGATGTAGAAGTATATCAGAGTTGCATAAGACTGGACGGCACTTTCCGATTCAAGAAATTTTAGACGCTATGAAAAACAACTCAGAGGAAAATAACGACAATGATGGATAAAGTATTGATTTGCTTTCACATATTCTTTGTGATTGCCGAGGGGATTGATTATGCGAAAAAGGGGCGGGATTTATCTTTTTTTTGGGGGCTTGCAAATGCCGCCTGCGCTACAAAATTGATAATTGAAATGGTTAGTTAGGAGTTAGAATGTTAAAAGGAAAATGGGGAATTGATTATGATTACCAAAAAGATAAATGTTTCGGAAGTCCAGTATGCTCGGTGTGCGAAGAACCACTGATATTTGACCGCTCATGTGCTAAATACAGATGCGTTTCATGCGGACAGCCCTGTGAGGTTGATGAGAAAATGCAGGAGTGGCTTGAAAAGAGAAGTGAAACAAAGGTTGAGAATACTAATTGCTTCACATGCGGAGCTATAAAGGCTTTTGAAACTCACTACATGCGCAATAAATATGACTTATCATGGCAGGTGGCTTTTGGTCACTGTACTAAATGCGGAATGAGGATGATAGTATAATGAACATATATGGCAATGATGAGTTTCAAGAACAGATTGAAAAGAAGCTGACGGAGATTTACCATGATTTCATTGTAACCCAAAAGCCAGAAGAGGCACAGGCTGTTGAGTGTGGCTTATTCAGCGTCAAGGCTTGGGGTGCAGTTATGCAGAAGCTTTCTTACATGGACAATGAAACCCTTGGAAAAACAATAAGAGAGGCGTTAGAGGACTCGGAAACAGATTGAGCGTGTGGGGGTGTGAAAAATGAAGTGTGATGGCGATTGCCTCAATTGTAAATTTGACGATTGCATTGGTGAACCTAAAAAGGACAGCAGGGCGGAGTATCAAAGACTATACAGAAAGGAGCATAAGGAAAAATTCAAGATATATGAGCGAAGGAAATACATCAAGAAACACGCTGATGAAATGTGCAGGCGGAGATTAAAACCCATTTTGGAAATGAAAGTAGAGGCAGATGATGGAAAAAGCATACAGACTGAAAACAGCGGCGGAGATGCTGAACATAAAGCCAAGGACTTTGAGACAGTGGATTTATGACGGACGCATCAAAGCCTATAAGAACTCGGAAACCGCTCCTTGGTACGTTCTGGAAGAAGAAATCCAAAGAATGAAAAATTTAGTTATTAAAAACTAATATTTTAGAACCTAAAGCCTAAGTTTTTAAAACTTGGGCTTTTTTCATGCGTTTTTTGCGCGATTTCACGCATTTAATGTATAATGTGAGCAAAAGGAGACTTGTTCATTAAGTTATTAATAGTTCGGCTTTGATGTAGTATAATTATCTTATCGGAGGTAATTATATGGCAGTAAGAAAAACAAAGAACATAGGAACTATTAAAAATGGGTTTTTGATTTTAGATAGTAGGCATTACAAAAGTGATACGCAATATTATGTAAAATGCGTAAAATGTGGGTTTGAAGCATGGAAAAGCAGAGGCTTTATAAAAGCAAAAGCGATATGCCCGAATTGTGAAAATGGCATAAATTATCATAATGCTTATGGTTATCAAAAGGAAAGATTGTACGAAAGATATAAAGAAATAATAGCTAGAATAAATTCTCATACACATTATAAAGATATAGAAATGTGTGATGAATGGTTAAATGACTATACAAAATTTAGAGAGTGGTCATTGTCAAATGGATATTCGGACGAATTGCAGATTGACAGAATAGATAATGAAAAAGGTTATTCGCCCGATAATTGTAGGTGGGTAACAGTAAAAGAAAATCAAAACAACAGAAGAAGTAATTTGATTGTGGAATATAATGGCGAAAGAGATACCGTTGCAAAATTAGCTGACAAGTATGGTAAGAACAGATATTTAATATATCAAAGGCTAAGGGCGGGTTGGAACGTCAAAGATGCTTTTGAAAAAGAAATAAATAAAAGCAAGTGGAGCAACAAGAGAAAGGCAAAAGAAAATAATGGATAACATCAAGATAGAATTTTTACCCATAAAGGAATTATCAACCTTATCGGCTCGGATGAGAATGTATATTTAATTCGGAATGATGAAAAAATCCAATGGAAAGATTTATAAAATTAAAGAAGGGTGGTGATTATGGATGGGAAGAACACCGAAAAAATCAACAGCCGAGGATAAAAGCGCAAAGAAAAGCGGTACAAAAAAGAAGATGGGCAGACCAAGGAAGGAAATTGACGCGGAGCTGTTCAAAAAGCTCTGTGCGCTCCAATGTACATTGGATGAAATTGCAGGAGTCTTTGACTGCTCTCCAGACACTATCGAAAGATGGTGCAAACGCACGTATAAACAAACTTTTGCGGAAACATATAAAATACATTCGGCTAAAGGCAAAATGAGTTTGAGACGTTATCAGTTTGATTTGGCTAAAAAATCTGCAGTCATGGCGATTTGGCTTGGCAAACAGTATCTCGGACAGACGGAAAAACAGGAAGTGCAGGTTACTAGGGCTGATGATGATTCGATAAAGGAAATGGAAGCGTACTTCAATGAACGTAAGCAAAAAACAGATATATGATTTGCTGTATGAACATCCTGTAGAGGTCGGGCATTGGGTTGGCTTTAAGGATTTGACCGATATTCACAATGAATGGCTTTGGCACTTTCTTTATGATGATGAGGACCAGACCTTGCAGGGGCATCGTGGCTCATATAAAACGACTACTCTTTCACTGTTCTTTGCAATCCATATCATCGAGAAACCGAATGAGACTGTATTATTTTTCCGAAAGACCGATACCGATGTGACTGAAATCATCAAACAGACCGCCAAGATACTTGATTCGGGTTGCTGTAGAAAAATAATCGAAATCCTGCACAATAAAGAGCTTCAATTTATAGTCAGAAGCTCCAGTGAGATTCAGACAAACCTATCATCTGGCTTTCGTGGAACTTCGCAGCTTGTCGGCTTGGGTATTGGAACGTCAATCACAGGAAAACACGCTGACATTGTGGTGACTGATGATATTGTCAATCTGAAAGATAGGGCAAGCGCGGCAGAACGCGAGCGCACCAAAGCGGCATACATGGAGCTTGTTAATATCAAGAACCGTGGCGGAAGATTCATCAACACAGGTACTCCGTGGCACAAGGATGATGCATTCCAATTAATGCCAGAACCAAAAAAATATGACTGTCATGCTACCAAACTAATGACAGATGAACAGATTGAGGAACTGAGGGCGAGTATGTCACCTTCGCTCTTTGCCGCCAATTATGAGCTTAAACACATTGCATCTGAGGACGTTATATTCCTAACACCACAGCAGGGCGCAGATGCATCAACAATCCTAAACGGTATCATGCATGTTGATTCGGCATTCTACGGTGAGGACTACACGGCAATGACGATAGCCAAAATACATGATGGAAAGATATACATGTTTGGGAAAATGTGGCGGAAACATGTTGAGGACTGCTATGATATGATTAAAGGCTATTACACGCAGTTCCTATGTGGAAAACTGTATAATGAAACTAACGCGGATAAGGGCATGGTTGCGCGTGACCTCAAAAAGCTTGGCATGAGGGTGGCAACCTATGCGGAGACAACCAACAAATACATCAAGATAGTCACCTACTTAAAAAAAGTATGGAAAGATGTTATTTTTGTAACTGGCACAGATGCCGAATACATCGAGCAGATATGCGATTATACCGATGTAGCGGAACATGATGATGCCCCAGATTCGGCGGCATCAATAGTCCGTGTATTATATCCTAGAATTGATAAAGAACCCTATAATCCTATTTTTAATCATCTATGAAAGAGAGGTGTTAACAAATGCGCACATTCCAAGACCTGCAGGAACACATGAAATCTGATGCCGAGTTGATTAATTTTGTGCATCAGTGTATCAATGAGCATAAATCAAGCCCCGAGTACCTTGCCGCCTACAATGCTCAAAGATACTTCGACAAGCGCAATTCGACCATCCTTGCATATCAGAAGTTGCTATACACGATAAGCGGAGAAGCCGTACCCGACAACTACAGCGCAAATTATAAGCTTTGCAGTGGATTTTATGAGACATTCACCACACAGGAGATTCAATACCTGCTTGGAAATGGCGTGACTCTTGGCGAAACTGACAAAGAGGATGCATTGGGCGAGGATTTTGATGATAAGGTGCAGGAATGGGCAAGGGAAGCAAGAATCGGCGGCGTTGCTTTCGGCTTTTGGAACTTAGACCACATTGACATATTTAAGCTAACAGAGTTCATGCCGCTTTATGACGAAGAGGACGGAGCATTAAAGGCAGGTATCCGATTTTGGCAGATTGACTCTGACAAGCCGTTGAGAGCTACACTTTACGAACTTGACGGATATACTCAGTATATGTGGAGCAGAAAGACAGCCTCACAGGGAACTATCCTGCAGAAGAAGAGGGCGTACAAGAACATTGTCAAATCAACTAAAGCAGATGGAGATATTATCTATAAGGGCGAGAACTACCCTAATTTCCCTATTGTGCCGATGTACGGCAATGATAGCCATATATCAACCTTAACAGGTCTTAGGGAGCAGATAGACTGCTATGACCTTATCAAGAGCGGTTTTGCAAATGATATTGATGATGCCTCACAGATATACTGGATTATCCAGAACGCAGGAGGAATGGATGATATTGACCTTGTAAAATTCGTTGAGCGTATGAAAACGGTACGCGCGGCGGTGGTAGAAGATGGCGGCGCACATGCTGAATCACATACGATGGAAGTACCTTATGCAAGCCGCGAAGCAATACTCACAAGGCTTGAAAACGACCTTTACAGGGATGCTATGGCTCTTGACGTTAAAAGCATAGCAAGCGGAGCGGCAACAGCTACACAGATTAAGGCGGCGTATGAGCCACTGAATGAAAAGGCTGATGGAATAGAGTTCCAAGTTACGTCGGCACTTAAAGCTATTTTTGAGCTTGCAGGAATCGATGATACTGTAAGCTATTCACGTTCAATCATCATCAACAAGTCTGAGGAAGTGACCGTGGTGCTTTCATGTGCCGAGTATCTGCCAGAAGATTATATTACAGAAAAGCTTTTAACCATTTTAGGCGATGCTGACAGACTTGATGAAATACTGGAAATGAAAGAGAAAGCTGAAATGGATATGCTTCCTGTAGGCTCTGAGGAAGAGGAAGAAGAGGAGATGGAGGATACCGATGAGGCTGATTTCATGTCCGATTTTGAGACTGATGAGGAAGATGATGGAAGCGCAGACATACAGGCACTAGCTGACAGAATTGAAAAACTGTTAGGAGGGCTTTGACTATGGCTTATGATGCTAAAAAGGCACATGATTATTATGTGCAATACAGAAAAAAAGGCTTGCTGAAAGGGCGCAAGCTTGGAACTAAGGCAGAGGGCGCGGATACTTCTGCTAAAAAGACTAAGAAAAAAGGGTCTGCAAAGAAGGGCAAGAAAAAGGGCGCGGCTAAAAAGGCAAAGCAGGAAAATCTTGTCGGGCTTTCATCATCTGGCTTGAATGACGCAGGAAAGATGGAAGCGGCGATGGCGAAAGAGTCGCTAAAAAAGGAAATGAATGAGGCTCTTGGAAAAGCCAAGACCGATGCGGAAAAGGCACAGATTAAAAAGGATTTCCAAGCCAAGGCACTAAAGAAGATACAGGAGATAAAGGCTAACAGCCAGTTTGCAACGCCAAAGAAAGAGTCAAAGGCTAAAACATCAGCCAAAAGCTCCAAAAAGGCAAAAGACAGCTCTAAGAAGTCGAAGAAAAGCTCCAAAAAGACAAAGGCATCTGTTGCACAGTCCTCAACCTCATCAGCTTCATCAACTGTCACGGCATCACCTACACAGGAAGTCACAAATGCGATGAATGAAAGGCTTGATGTTCTTGAACAGAGGCTTGATTCACTGACCACGGAACAGAAAGAACAAGTGAAAACGGAGCTGACGGATGTACTGGCTCAGTTAAAGAAAATGTTAGGTACTAAGAATGGATAAAGGCAGAGAAATTTGTGATAAAGAGCTTGCCAAGATGGAACGGAAAATCCGCATGGAGTACGAAAAGGCACTAAAGGAAATGAAGAAAAAGAGTGCTGACTACTTTGAGCGGTTTGAGGAAAACGACAAAAAGAAAAAGGAGCAGGTTGAAAGTGGGAAACTGAGCAGGGATGAGTATCTGACTTGGCGGCGGAACAAAATGTTAAGTGGTCAATACTACACAGACATGGTGGAGAACCTATCACAAGACCTCTCAAACGCCCGAGAACACGCCCAAGCAATCATTCGTGACGAATTGCCCGACATATATGCAGAGAGTGCTAATTGGGCATCCTATGAGGTCGAAAATGGGCTTAACATTGATACTGGATTTACCTTGGTTGACAGGAACACGGTCAAAGAGCTTCTGCAGAATGACCAAAGCTTGCTCCCAGAACCGCGCGTTAATATTCCAAAAGAACAGAGGTGGAACAAACAAAAGCTTAATTCGGCGATACTCCAAGGCGTGATAACAGGTGAATCAATCCCACAGATAGCGAAAAGGCTTCGGACAGTCACGGACATGTCCAAGAACGCGGCAATCAGAAATGCCAGAACAATGACCACGGGGGCGGAAAACAGAGGGCGTGTCGATTCCTACAAACGCGCTGAAAAAATGGGAATCAAACTGCATCAGCGTTGGTTAGCCACACACGACAGCAAGACAAGACAGACCCACAGATATATTGATGGCGAGGTGCAGGAAGTAGGTGAAAGATTCTCAAACGGATGCCGCTATCCTGGAGACCCACTCGGCGCACCTGCGGAGGTGTACAACTGTCGATGTACACTCATTGCCGCCCTTGATGATTATCCCGATAATTTCTACAAGAATTTTGAGACTGTTGATGGCATGTCGTATGAGGAATGGAAAGGCAGAAAGGCAGAAACAGCGGAGACAAAGAAAGAAGCTCCGAAGGCACAAGCTCCGAGTTATACGCCAG